TTCTAACGCCGGGCATAACAGTTTCTTCTATACCAGCCTTTAAACCTTTGCCAGCCACCTCAGCGCCCTTTACAAAACCAGCACCTGTTAAGCCGCCGATAGCGCTAGCAATGCCTACACGCGCCGCCTTTTCTTCTGGCACAATCTCAGCGCCTGCCTCTTCTTCTATCCCAATAATTCTTTCTTCTGTTATGCCAGACCTAAATGCCTCAGCTATGCCAGCCGCTATTGCTGGTCTAGCCGCCACAGCAGTTGTAGCATTTTTAGCTAACTGCCTGATCTGATACTTTATGCCTTGTTTAGTGGCTGTCTGGCCACCCATCTGCAAAATCTTAGAGCCGCCAAGAGTAATAGCCGCTGCCCAGTTAGATGGATCAGCGACTAGCCCTTTGAACATTCTGCTAAAGCCACCCTCAGCTTCAACACTTAATCTATCGTATTGATCCATAACATACAGAAAAGCCTGCGCCTTATTTGCATCACCCTGCCCAATAAGAGCCGCCGCCTGCTTTAATGTACCGCCGGGGGATGACTGACCACCTGACAACTGTATGCCTACAGGGCCAGCAAAGTTAAAAGTAAACTCACCCATCACATCAATGCCGTATTGAACTGCATCAGCATCAGAACCTTCAAATGCTTTACCCTCAAATAACTGATACACATCGCGTGATGCCGCTGCCATTTTTGGATCATTCTTTAGCATTGCCACTGTGATTGGTGGCGTATACATGCCCTCAGCTTCAGCCTTTTTATACATGCGCTCTTGTAGCTGATCATCTGTCATGCCAGCCGTTTCCTGAGCCACATCTTCGTAGCCCGGCACAGTGACCTGCGGCGGCGCTTCAATAGCGTAGGGTTTGCTAAGGTCACGCTTAGGCAATGATACATCTGCCATATGCAGACTATCCATTGCCATATTCATCATTTCTTCAAACTCATCCATCAGTCTATCTCATATAGTTCTTTTTTAAATTCATCGATTGACCCCAAACGCCTTTGGATAGTAGCAAGATCAGATTTGCTAGCGCCTGAGTTTTCCAAAGCTACCTTAATATCTTCATAGTTTGTGTCTTGAGTAAAGATAATGTTTGTGTTGATTACTGTTCCGTTTTGCCCATAACTCTTATTCAAGTTATCAACAAATTGGTCAATTTCTTTTTTGTAAGGACTGTTAATAATCTCTGGTATCATTGTCTTTACAATATCAAGCCTACTTGGCGGCTCACCTACAGCGCCACTTGCTTCCCACTCTGCTACAGCGGATATATGCTTCTCGCTTAATTGATCACTTAGCTTAAAATACGCTGCCGCTTGTGCGTTTGTTATTTGAGTATTAGGCACAATCCTCGCCATATTCTTAATCGCCTTGTCAACCTTTGCCTCAGCTCTGCGCGTTTCTTCATTAACAGTTGTCATCATCGGGATAGCATATTGTGTATCAATACCAAGCTCATTAGCTCTGTCTAGTAACTGTTCATGATTAACAATCATACCCTTAAATATTTCTTGTTTGAGGGTAAACTCATTTACATAATTTCTAGGCGGCGTAATGGCATAGGTCTTTCTGTGATTTTCCATTAATGTATTGTACTGTGATGAGCCATAAAGTATGCCAGCCTCACCGTCAGAAGCGCTGTAAATTGCGTTTAGCTCTACAAATATCTGAGTTTCTTCCGGCGATCCGGGCTTTACTGTCATCAGTGAGCTAGCAAGTTCAGCAGCCTTAGACAGGTATAATTGTTTATTTTCTTCTTGAGCCGCGTTCATTTGATCTCTTTGATTTTTTAATTCTGTTCTTATTGAATTAATAATCTCAAGTTGCTCTACCTCACTAAAGCTATCAAACAGTGATTGCTTGCTACCAAATTTTCTTTGCCGTAATATCAGCGCTCTGTCAGCTTCTGACTTGCCAGAAAACTCTAAGCCGTGTGCAATCAACACATCTTTTCTTGCTTTGACCCTTGCCTCATCAACAGCCTTTATAGCGCTTTTTATATATGCGCTATCATTTGTACGAATAGCTGTGCTGTAAAGACTGCGAGTTAAAACCTCAGCGGCAGTGTCGGCATCAGTGTAAACCTTGCCTTCTACCTCTATAGTATCCCCGGCAGACATGCTGTAAATTTGTCTAAACAAGGAATCTGCTTCTACTATGCTTTTATCAGACGCAGCAATCTTTATAGCTTGAACCTTGTCTAGTTGCGTTTTCAAAGCTGTCTTATAAGTAGCTGAGGCTACCGTATTGATTGTAGCCGCATAGGTTTGCGCTTCTTCTACATCTAGCTGGGCAATCAATCCGGCGTGACCATCAATCACACCCATTATGCCTGCCTCTATTTCAGCTATATCGTAATCGCCACCACCCTCAATAATAGCGTTATATTCAGCTAACTGCGCTCTAGCCGCGCCTTCTAAATCTACTCTAAGCTGGCTAGCTATAGCCGCTTTTGATGCTTTACCAAATACTGTGCCGGGGTCTTCTACAATGTCGTCTAGGCTCAACTCACCGCGCAATGCCATATTTATTTGCTCAGGCGTTAACGCATTTTTATAGCCGTACTGCAAGCCTTCTTGTTCTGCTTGAGCTGTTGCTTTCTCAAACGCAAACTCTGATACCTTGTCTAAAGCATTGCTAATAGTGTCATACACCTGAGCCTGCGCTCTGCCTGTCTGCACAAAATCGACAGACGGCATACTTGATATACGCGCTCCTAATGGTCTGTAACGTGGTAATTCTGCCATTAACCTAACCCTGCCGCTCTATATAATCTTGGGTCAACCTGCCCAACACCGTATCCCATACTTGGCTCAAGTGGCCCACCAATCAACCCAAACTGATAAGCTGTTGTAGCACCCTTAGCTATAGCGCCAATCATGCCAGCCCTCATAATGCCTCTAGCTTGTTGCATATACTGCTGCGCCTGCATCTCGCCGCCACGTTCTGCAATGACTTGATTATCCATAATGGTATATGTTTCTTGTGCGCCGCGACTTAGTGCATATTGCGCCAAGGCTCTAGCACTACCGCTGTTGGGGTCAATGCCCCCGGCTGCCGCCCTTGCGTTAATGGCGGCCTGCGTTTGCAGTATGTTATCTAAAACAGACAGCCCCTGCTGTTTATATTTTAGCGCCTCAGTCTTGCCTTGCAGCCGCGCCATAGTCGCTTGCGCCGCAAGCCCCTTAGCTTGCGAGCGAGCCGCCATCATTTGCGACATTGAACTGGCAGCAGATGCCACCATCCCAATGCCTTGCGCCGCACCTGCTGAACCTGCTACTGATGATATTGCCGCTAATGCTCCACCCATTTTACTGTCCTGCGCTCACTTTATAATCTATGCCCAAAAGTGTCATCTTGAGCGGTACTGTTTGTCCAATAGTAATCTGACCGTCATAAGTATAACCCAGAATACCGTGTAATGTCTTTATCCCTGTAAACTCATCCACATCATCGTCTAACACATCATCGCCAAACCGTCTAAAGGCTACCTCTTTACCGTTGATAGTCAATGCCTGCGTTTCAAACAGTTCTGCGTTTACCTCGAATATACGCTTCTTAAAGCCCTTCAGAGAGCCACTGGCTAGCTTTGGCTCTACCGGCAGTGTCTTTACCTCCGGCGTGAAGTTAAGGCCGACCTGATGGCTTGTAGCCGCCGCCGTAGCAAACGTAACTGTAAACGGCGTTGCAGGCACAGTCTGATCCGCTTCAATAATCCCATCGCGTATAATCTTAACTGTTTCACCTTCGAGGTGATCCATATTGACAGATGAGGCCGCGCCCCCTGTCTTGGCGCAGTCAAGCAAGACTGTACTATCAAATAACTCCACATAGTAAACCGTGCTACTGTTGACTGTACGTTTGACCACAACGTATATATCATCGACATCAACCCCGACATTTATAAACTCTCCATCGGTTGTCCACTCACTAGGCGCAATGACGTTCTGCGATCTAAGTATTGTATAACATGCTATTGATCCATCGTCACCATTTACAACCAACAACCTGTCACCCTCGTCAGTGCCGGTAGATTTACGCACCGCCATCTCTTCGGGTGTCTTTAGCAGATGAGATGATAGCAGTGATATCTTGGCTGATGCGTAGGCGTTCTGGCTGTCAGTAAACAAAAACTCTTGTAATGCCTTGCCCTGACGCTGAACAAAGATAGTTGCGCCATCAATGTTTTGCAGTCTGATGCCCGGCTTAGTGCCAAAGCTGGTTTGTTGTTTTACGATAAGATTGCTAGGCGTAATTGGCTCATCCAAGGTCTGAGGCACATAGAACTCACCGCCTGTTGTAAAGACTTGCAGGTGACGGCCAGAGAATATATCGACAATCGCATTAAATGTGCCGGTATCCAGCGTGGCTTCTACCGCCGCATCATCCAATGATTCGCCGGGGTTAAAGTTAAAGAAATCCGACACGCGGCTACCATAAAGCGTTGATGGCCTGCTATTCAAGCCACCAAAGAATAGCCGGCCTTCATGAAACGTCACTGAACGTGGATAGCCTCTTGTGGCTGACCACGCATCTTCATAACCATTTTCAAGTTCCCAATCGCCGGAAACAATAGCATCAGTATCAAAAAATGGTATTTCGACAAAGGCTTTAACAACCGTATTGCTGACATACTCAGTGATCCTTGCCCTGCCAAAACCACTTAAAACATTAATATATTCATCAACACTATTTTCTCCCCACGCCTTAATTTCATAGCCGCTAGTTGCGTCCGGCGCTGTATCAAATGCTTTGGACACTGTAGCTACTTTTGTTGACGCGACATAATCAGATATAAGTCTATGCTGACCAGCACCAGTGCCAGTGGTGATGTGCAGCGAAAAGCCATTACACGCATCATTAGTAGTATAGCTAGTGGCGGCCTTTAGCGTGATTGTCGTTGATGTACCGCCCTGCGCTGTACCATTATCTGTCGTGACACTGGATGCCGTTAGTGTAACATTGCCGGATGTTGCGCTTGGCGTAATCGTAAAGTCAGGGCTGACGATAGTCTGCGTATACGCATATTTAGGCACAAAGGTAAATGTAATGGTGCTAGCTGTCCAATCACTATCAGTCGCACCGCGCACAATCTTTAGGGGCGCTAAGTCTTCATGCACCACAATGACGGTGTCCGCTGATTGCACCCAATTCATCTCTGGTATGATGGCGCTGGTAATAGCCGACACGGTCAAATAGTCATTGCCTGATCCATTAATATCAGTAATCAACGCGCCGTCTTTAAAGACATACATCTTGCCGGGCGTGAATACCAGCATATAACTGTCAGACACACTAAACTCAAATGACACCATCCGCACAGCCGTACCAGCTCCGCTGTCCAGCTCTGCCACGAACTTAGTGCCATCACGGCGTTTAGCACCACCTTGCGGCTGGATGCTGATATTACGCGCTGTAGTTAAGCCAGACGCATACTGCCCAATGTCAGTCCGAGCGCGTAGCTTCGGATCAAGCTCGCCAGATGTAAAGTCGTTTTGTATCTGGATGATCCGGCTCATGTTAGAACCTTATATCTGAAATCGGAAATTCCTGTATGCTGTTGGCTGGTTGATCTATGCCATCAATATTAATGGCGACACGCACCAGACCACCACGCATATTATCAGATGGTGAGCCATAGGCTTTATTGTGATAGTAGTCAGCTTTAGTAAGCTGATCAGTAATCGGTTCAGCAAACTCTGCCGCCAGCGCTGTTTTCAACAGACGCACAAAGTATGGTGGAAAATCAGCAGGCTCTGGCCGATACTGATAATCAATATAAACTGTTTCTAGGTTTGTGAATAAACCACCTGCATAAATCTCATAATCACGCACTGGGCGCTCCGCTACAGCGCTGGTAGGGAATACAGCCTTGGGTAGACCCAGCCTATCGCCGGGGAGCTGATACTTATATTTCCATTCATTTATTGGCGTGTCTAATAATCTGGCAAGCTGCACCTTTTTCATTGTCCAGCTATACGGGTATTGCATCAGCAAAGTGTCGCGCACATCGTCATAAAGACGGTCAGCAACCTGCGCCTCATCTGTGCCATCAGAAAAAGAAGATAAGGGTGTAGCGCCAAGCATAATTAGCGCATCGGAGCAGATTGATAGTTTAGTGTCGCCTGCGGCCATTTATTCTACTCCTATAGATAGGTGGGGCGACCTAAGCCGCCCCAGCCGAATTAGTCGGTGTCAGTCATTGCAACGGCAGTGCCGTCAGTCACATCGACAACGCCTGATGCGTTTGATGCAACCATAACGATTGACATAGTAGGTGTTGCACTGTCGTGAACGAAGATCACATCACCAACTGCCAG